TCTACTAATATTTTCTCCTCTTTCTGGAGATATTTCTTTATTGGTAATAACTGGATTTTTGACTGATATAATGTTTTCTTGAATTGTTTCTACTATTCCACTTGAAACAAAATTTTCATCTGCTCTGGTGGAATTTCCGAGTAGAGTGAATGTTTTAGTTCCGGTACCAAAACTTATAGTGCTTGTGTTTGGTAGATAGAAGGAACCAATTAGAGTTGATGTATAATCTGAAATTAGTCTAGTTCTTGGTGTAGATAATATTGCTTGAGCTCCGCTAGTTGTTCCATAAAATGTAACATCTGATGTTATAAATCCAGAATATTGTGATTCATAATCAGATAAAGATTCGGTGTCAATATTCAATATATTTGAAGAAGATGAATACTGCTCTTCTATTATCTCATCTTGATTCTGAGAGTATGGACTTATTGTGAAAATATCTGAAGGACTATCTATTTCACCAAATTTGTGATTTGGAGAACAAATTCTAAAAATGCCAGTTATTGTTGTCCCATCACTTCCTACTGCCTTAACATTTTCTCCAGATTGGAATTGTCCCTGCACCATCGAAATCTGAATAAGTTTCGGAATACAATATTGTAATACATATACATTATCAAAAATTGGATATACCTCAGACAACGGTTTTAGATTTCTGGCGACAAATTGAATATTTCTCGCTCTCATTGTAAGAGAATTATCCCTCTTAATAACTCTATCACCTAGAGTTATCTCTTGTTCTAAATATGATAGTTGTATTCTTGAACCCGTTCTCTCTTTATAACCAGTTTCATAAGTTTGAGTTACATAATCTTGCAGAACTGTAGTAGTGGTAAGATATCCTGCAGTATCTACTTTATTATATTGTTCTCCCTTTTTAATAGGATCTTTTACTTCAGTTCCATTCCAAACTTCTTGCCACTCATTGTAAGTTGTTGGTGAAAATCCATCTTCTCCAATATCAAATACTTTTCTAGCTAGTTCATATGCACCATCTATAATTGTCGTTGTTGATGCGTCTCTTTTAGTCCCAACCCAATTATCACTAAATGGCGTTAATTCTAGAATTCCTGTCCAATAGTTAATAATGAAAGGAGTAACACTTTCTGTTCTTGTGGCAATTTTTTGAGAATTCCACTCAACATCAGAATAATCTAGAGTGATTAAAGAACCATTTTTTACTACATTTATACTATCAATATTAGTATCATTTTCATTTCTGAAAGGAGTTAAATTTATATTCTTGCTCGGATTAAGTGGTCTTAATTCTTGATTTCGAGTATCTACTGAGTTTTTAATTTCAAATGAATTGTCTTGTAGAGTCTGTGGTGAAAGACCATTGACTGAAAAATTATCAACAAAAAATCCAGACTTAAATCTGTTTAATCCAAAGGAATCTTGAATTGTTAGGCTTTCAACTTTATTCTCAAGCAAAGATAGTGAAGAATAGTACTCAAGATTTTTTATTCTATCCTCAAGTTTTTTAATATCAGTCATCCTATATCTTTTATGAGATATAAATTCTATAGATGCTTGAGAAGTGTTATAAAGATATGGAGGTAGTGTTATGGAAGCAATTTCTAGAGAATCATCTACTGGTATTGGTTTTTCTGGATTTTCCGATGGGGTTCCTATTTTTAAGTGGAACTTTCCGGTCTTGTTTAAATAAATCCTGTCAATTCTTCCCAAATAGAATGAATAATCTATATCAATAGATTCATCTGATGCTAAAGAATTTTTTGCAGAATTTCCAGATGCATTAAAAGATCTTCCATAAAACTCTAATGGAGATCTTAAATGTTCAGAAACATTATATGAATTAACTCTTGGTCGAATATCAATCAAATCAGTTAGTCTTATTCCATTTACCGAATCAATTTCTTTAGAATAATCGCAACTAAAATAAGAATTTGCAGTTATAATATCCCCATCATCAGAAGAATCATGATACAGATTTGAAAAATATATTTTTAATGGTTTAGTTGGCGATGAATAGTTTGATTTTCTAACAATCCTTCCATAATCATAAATTGTAGATTTTTGACCTGGATTGAGTGTATAATGTGATGTTATTTCTTTATCTCCACCCTGAAGTTCTACAATAGAAGCTAGAACTCCAGACTCTCCAAATAATAATTGTTCTCCGGCAACAAATGAAGTATTGTTTTTTATAATATAATAAATTTCAGTATCAGATTTCAATCCAACAACAATAGCTATTGCTCCACTTGTTTGTCCAGCCAAACTCTCTCCGATTACCAAATCAGATGTTTTTGCAGTTGGACCGCTAATAGATGCAAGACTCATTGAAGGGGCATATGCCTCTTCAGTATCTCTTGACTCATAAATTCCATGAACTTCTATAATATCCGGTTCATTTAGAGAAATAATATCATCTTCAACTCTGGTTCCATATGGATAATTTCCATATGTTAAACCATTATTTAAAGTATCTTCACCAGTTCCTGAACCATCATAAATCGATTTATCTACATTTATTATTTTTACTCTATTTTTTTTCTTAATTTTCTCTTTTGGATTTATTTTTCTTAAAGTAGCAACTAATGTTGGACTTGGGTCATATGAACCTAAATTTTTAATTTGTAAAGTATTTCCATCAACTTTTACTTTATCTGTACTTAATGGTTCAATAGAACCATCAGATCTTACTAATAAATATCTTTCCTCATCGAAAGGTAAGAATGATTCATTGGAATCAGCAACTATCGTTGTCAATTCATTTGAAGATATACTAATTCCAGTATTATATGTTTTTCTTATAGTTAAAGAAGCATCTGCTAAATTTACACTTGAAATATTATTTTTTGGAAGTTTTGTATATAATGTATTATCCGATGAAGATTCTAAAGTTGTATGCAATACTTGCAAATCGGAAACATATAAGTCTTGTAAAGGCAAACTTCCTTCACATATATCTACAACCGTTGTTATTCCTGATACTGATATTGAAGTATTTGTTTTTTCTTCTACTTTTACAAATACTGGAACAGAAAATCTAGAATCTGTATATTTTAATAGATCGCCATTTTTTACAATTTTTCCTGGAAATAATGAATTTGTACTGGTAATTGTACTAATTCCACCACTTGATTGGGTTACATTTGCAACTCCAACATTAAATTTTGTAGATTGAATTACATCTGCAGTAAAGGTATTTGCAGTTCCAACTACTCCATATAAAGATTTTACATCAGAAAATCCATATGAAGTGACTGCGGTGGAAACTCTATTACTTTCTATCCCATCAAATATTAAACCTTCATTTACCGAAAAGTTCCCTGTTGTCTGGTAAAGAACTAATGATTTGCTTGAATTAACATTTTCTTTTAAAAATCCAGTTGCTCCAGTGCTTTTTCCTTTTACAAATGTTGGAGTGTTTAATGTTACTGTCTCATTTGTGGTAATTTCTGTTACTGTTTGTATATCAAAAAGGGAAATATTCCATTCATTCAATTGTGAATTTGCTGAGTCATATGAACCAGACTCTAATCTAAAATCATAGACTCTAGCTAACCCGATTTCTTTTCCGGGAGCAGTATGAGAAGATACTCCCACTCTAGAATCTCTAAGACTTAAAATATATGTATTTCCAACTCCTACTTTTGGAGCTCCATAAACTCTATTGAGTCTTAGTGTTGAACCTGTATTATAAATTAATGATTGTTGTTCTACAGTTTTTGTTTGCCTTGGTTTTGGTACATCCAGAAGAGTAGAACTTATAACATCAACTTCATATCCTCTCACATATGCTTTTCCTGGAGAAATTTGATATAAAGCTAAATTTTCTGACGGAACAGAACCGCCATCAGTAAATATGTTTGAAGGAAATACGCCATTATTTCCCAAATTGTCATTTAAAGATTCCTTTACAGAAATATTAAATGGTCTAATATAATAGTCTCCAGACTCATCATAAGTTCTTCTTGCAAATTCATCAGATAGTAAATTATATTGGGTATAAGTATCATTTTTAAATTTAATTATCCCGTTTTTGACTGAAGCAATTTCTATAAAATTACTATCATCAGTATCATCTAAAGATTTTTTGAATAAAGAAACTGATATTTTTAATCTATCTGCACCGGGCGATGAATAATTATTAAAACCTTGAGAATTATCGTTTAAATTTTCATCTATATTTGAGTTTACAATTTCTTCATTTATAAAGAAACCTATTCTATAACTTGGTCTATTAGAATATTGATCGAGTATTAAAGTTTCTTTCTTTACATTTACAAAATATCCCCTAATAAAGTAAACTCCATCATTAACTGAAAAAGCAGAACCAATAGAAGTAGCATTTCTTGCGACTAATTCTGCAAACGGCTCTCCTATTGCAATATTGGTTGTACCTAATAGTTGCGTTATTACAATTTCATCTGATTTCAATAGTTCACCATCAAAAAATGTTTCTGAAAAATTATCTACAGTACTTGCTTGTAAATAATTGACGTATAGAGTCAAATTTCCCCTTTCGGAAAATTGTGGCAATAGAACATTAGTTACAATTGCGGTAACTCCTGATGTTAGACCGGATATTTTAGTTCCAATTAATTGATCTGCATAAGATGAAACTGGAATTCCTAAGTAGGTACTCTCAAGTTCTACTGCATGATAAATGTCAGTGTAAGTTGTATTTCCCGGTATGATTTTTGCACCATCTTTGAAGAAATGTTGCCCAAACTTTTCAATTTGATTTTGTAGTATTGATTGTAATGTTGTTAACTCTCTAGCTTGGACAGGATATCCTGGTTTAAAAAGTACTCTATAATAATCATTATTCGCATCAAAATCATCAAAATATGGAGATACGTTTAAATTAGTTTGCTGAGACATAATTGTTTAAAACTGCAAAATGATTTTGATATCTTCTTTTTGGTTAGAAGATCTTGTAATTGATGGGCGATTATCAATATGAATTATATTGCCGGAATATTTTTGAACTTCTGGTTCTGATATTCCATCGATAAATTCCTGACCAAGGTAATATGTTATATTATTTATTGCCGATACTGTTGATATGCCGGTAAAATCTTCTTGAATTGATAAAGTTCCCCCTGAAGTATTTCCACTGATTGTCAAACTACCTTCGCCCGAAGGAGAACTTGTAAATCTATTTAAATTAAATCCATATTGTGGATTTGGGTTTATAGAACCGGTAGTTGCAAATCCAACCAAAGTTCTCTCTTGCCAATATTTTAAAACTCCAGTATTTTTATTATAACTAATAACTTTTCCAACTGCAGTGATTCCAGTTCCTACCGTTTGAGTAATTTCAGAATCTGCAACAAAGGTTGCTTTAACATAATCAACACCCGTTAATTTTAATGCATAAACTGCACTAGAAAGTGGTTCGGTTAGGGTTGAACCTGTAGAGGATTTTGGATTTTCTATAATACCAACCCTTGCAATCTGATTTCCAGTTATAAAATCCGGATTCTGCACATCATTTTCTATTCTAGAATAAACTAAAACATTTCTAGCACCCAATTCTTTGTAAATATCATAACCATGACCCCCTTTCGGCGATATAATTACATCAAGTATTGGTCTTTCGTTACTGGATAATATATTGGCAGATTCTAAATCAACATTACCATAAGTATAGTTCGATCCTTGATTGGATATTGTTACAGATTCGACTTTATTAACATCATTAATTACTACAGTACATTCTGCACCAACACCGTCACCTTTTATTGGTACATTTTTGTATACTCCAGTACCCTCTACACCAGATACACCAGATCCTCTATTTTTAATGATTACTGACTTTATTGACCCATCGACTGCATTATTTCTTACAGAAGAATGTTCTGGATTAGACTCCCAATCTGATGGTACTGGAATATAATTTGTTGATTCAAATTTTACAATATCTGATGGTTTTATTGTATAAAGATATTTCCAAATATATCCATCACCACTAGATCCTGCAGTTCTTGGTTCTATATCGACAAATGTTGGCTCATCGAGAGATGGTTGTCCATTTGGATTATCTGGATTTGTGCCATTCTCTAGACAAATATAGACCCTGTAATCACTATTCATCACATAATATCTTGATGAATATAAATTTGTTGCATTTGATACTAAAGCTTTATTTGAACTACTATAGTCGTGCCTATAATAATCATATGTTAATCCAGATTGCCAAGTAATCTTTGGAATAACTAGTTTTACGTCACTCTCATTAATCTTTTTTAAAGAAATTATAGTTTCCCAAACACTATTATGGTAATTAAAATTATCTACTGGTGCTGGTGGATTTGTATCCCAATTTGAGTCAATCTCGTTTGCATTCGGCAAACCAACAAAAGTATAAAAAGAATTTTGTTTTACCAAATTTACAAAATTCTTTGCATTTAATATTCTAAACTGATCAGTTATAATTGCGGACATTTTTGAATGTTTTAAATTATTTATGATGCATAATCAGAATATCTTAATTGATTTGTTCTTCTAACAATAGTTCCCGTTCTTAACCCAACAACACCATTTAAGGTTTCTGCTGGAT